CGAACAATTCTGCCATCAACTTGGAGCGTACAGTCTAGGTCTACAGCATCTCACAGGAATCAAACCAAAATACGGTGCAGTTGTGGTAGCTCGCAGAAGTGGAAAACCCCAAATAAAAATCCTCAACAACTTAGAGTTGCGAGGATCAGAAAGTATATTTTTAGATAGAGTGGATCGTTACCACAAAAACCTTAAGGAGTTAGCTGTTGTCTAGTTCATACCATCTTGCGTAAACTAATAAAGCAGCATCATGGTGTTGCATATTTGGAAATTCTTCCATAACTTCCTTATAAAGTCGATCATAAGTATCGTCATAATCTGGATCGTTAGTCATTGTTTAGCCTATTTTCTCTAAGTATTTCGGCTAAAACGTCATAACCTAAATCTTCAGCTAAATCTTCAATAGCTTCAGCATCTAATGGGTGGCTACAAATACTATCTAAAGATCTCCAGTGAGCATCTTTAAATAAAGTAACTAAATGGCTACTGTTTGGATCGTTAGTCATTCTGTTATACCCTCCTTAGATGGTTTACCATAAAATTCTCCTTCGTAAAATTCTTTATCGTAATCATTTACGATTTCCCACTTGAGAGAATCTTCATTGTATTCTTCTAACTGTTCGATAACTTCAGCATGACCGAAGTTACGATTAATAGCATCATGCCCAAAAGCAATTTCATAAACTGCTTCGATAAACTCTTTATCTGTCATAATCTGTCTCCATAGGGTAGTGTTTATCATCTGGATCGGGATATATACCCGCATCTTCCAAATCTCGAATTGCAGCATCTTCACGCTGGTTGTCCAGTGCAGACTGATGGAAGTGTAAAAAAGAATCAGACATTTTTACTATCCCTCACAGCATCTACACATTCGTAAACTTTTTCAGAAAACCAATCTGAATCAGTAATAACATCTATTTCATGGTTTACTAAATCAATTACATAATTTTTGATTAGTTTTGTAAGTTGCAAAGAAAATTCTTCATCAACTTTATTAATAATTGGATCGCTAGTCATACTTTTTTAAACCTCGTAAGTAATTTTGAATATAGTTCGATACCCTTGTAATACGCTAAATTATCTCCGTCAGCTAGTGCAGCTTCCGCAGTATCTAACACATTATCTAAAATGGTATCTTTATTGTCTTTAATCTTTTTTGATGGATCGGGTTTAGCCTGCTCCCATTTATATAGATTAAAGGAGTCTTTATAGTATCTATATGCCGTTGACTTAGGAATCTCAAAATCAGTATGCAGTATATCGCATATATCCAAACGAGTTAATTTTTCTTTTGGATCTTTTTTGGATTCGTTGTCTACCAGACATTTATAGATGAAGTTCTCAGCCTCTTCTTTAGTCATCTTCAAAAGTTGCATACTTATTGAATAGATGCTCAAAAGCATTAAAAAGAATAGTCTGATTATCTGGATCGGCTTGCGAATAGCAAAAAGCGAGGGAAGAAACAAAACTTCCCCCGAATCTATCCATATTTTCTAAGGCTTTGTAAATAAGATGTTTATTCAAGATAACCTACCCCCTCTTCACCTTCTAATTCGTAAAACCAGTTAATAGATAAGTAGAGTCCTTTGTGATAGTCCTCTTCATTACGACATTCGTATTTGGATCGTAAAATCTCAGCTATTGGTTCGGGTGGACTCCACGCAGTATTAAAAGTAATTTCTAGAAAATCTGTGTAGTCCTGTGTAATTTTTACATCACAGGCTTCCCATTTAGTACCCCAGTGAAAATTTCGCCAATCATACCATCTGTCATCTTGCTTACCAGTTGAAGCAAACTTAGGACAGTCAAATTCTTTTGTTGGATCGGGTGGTACAGGCAATTCACCTAATTCACCCCTAACTTCAGAAAAAGAATAGGCTTTTCTCTGTTCTTTAGTTAAAGGAGTAACTGACCAGTCTGGTTCGGGCTTTAAAGTATTGAAAGGTTTTTCACTTTCAAATAACTCTTTAATTTCTTTTAATTTTTCAGAATCGTCACTTCGGACTCTAATTCTGTTGTATGTCCAATTTGGCATAAATACCTCATTAAATAATTGTGATTTAGTGAACATTACAATATTACATGAATCGCCTTTAATATGCAATATAAAAATTCTCATTCATTATTCTCAGTGATAATTCTCAGAATTTGACATTCATTATTGACTAGGTTAATTATGGATTGTACTTTTTTCATTCATTCATCATGGTATCTCACATTCATAAGTTTTTTAGGCATAGTCACGTTTCTATACCTATACAAGATTTATTTTTTATTTTAATAGTGCTTCAAAAAATATCAAATAATTATAATAATCAATTCTCGGAGAATCTCTGTTACCGTGCAAACAGATTAATAGATAAAATTTTAATTAATATAGAAATGAAAAAATAACTTGCTATCTCATATATATTAATGTAGTATTTTAAATGTAATCTAATTTTTACAACACCCATGAAAAATTACAACTCAAACAAAATTGATTCTCTTGTTTCATTTACAGAAACAGATTTAAGAGTGGATCGTCACTATCAAAACGATAACTTCACTAGAACTAATCTAGGTTATCAACGTCAGGGAAATGAAAATCTAATTTCTACACCATTTAACAGAAATGATGATTTAGAAACTATTTTATTTAAAACTAATGTTTTGAATGATCCCGAAGTATTACCAACATTTACAAAATATAATGAGCAGTCTTATGAATGTCCAAACAGTAAAGCTATTTTTAGTAAGAAAATAGGGAAAGTAATTTCTACAGTATCTAACACATATGAGTTAGTAAAACATGATGTTATTTTGGATGCGATCCAACCTAACTTAAATTTCTTAGAAGTAGAGCATATTATCCCTATGAATAACACTGCAAGAGTATTCATTATATGTGCTATCAAAAATTCTGATATGGAAGTGTCCAGTGGTGATGCTATCCGCAGGAGAATGATTTTTGTTAACTCAATGGATGGATCGTATAGTTTTAAAGTTATTCAATCAGATGTAAGACTATGGTGCTTCAATCAGATGGGATCTATACAGAATAGTAAAAATAAGATGGTTTTCAAACATTCAAAAGGTGTTAACCAGTATCTTCAGAATCTACCAGCATGGTTAAAATTTCAACGTGAAGATCTAGCAAATTCTATTGAAGAATTTAAAGCAATGAGAAATACACCCTGTTCATCTGATATGCTTAAAAATTTATTTTTGCATAGCTTCCAAGATAAATTAATAGGGCAAATAACAGATAAAGACACTAAGCAAAAAAGAAATAAAGAATTTAAAGATATTAATAAGGAATGGATCGCAGTTAAAAACAATTTTAGGGTAGAGGGCGAATCTAATTTGTTTAACGCGTTTAACGCTATAACCGAATATGAGACACATTCAGAGTCTAGTAGGGTAGATTCTACCGAATCAGCAAGAATCAGGTTTGAAAGTCTTATAAGGGGTAGATGTGCTGAGAGAATCCAAAAGGCTAGAAAAGAATGTTTAAGACTAACTACAGTTTAAGGAGATTATTAAAATGATAGAAACATTCAAAGCACTTAAGAATAACGATTTAATAAGGGTATCTCTCACAGATGCCCTAATCGGTAAGCGTGAAAAATTACTTTCAGTTGGTAGAAGAACCCATTCAAAAAAATATAATGTCGAGAAATTGACATTACACCAATTAAATAAAGATGGATCGATTTGCAAACATTCATGTAAGTATTATTTTTACTATCGCCCAGAATCTAATTTTCTTTCATTAGCTATGAGTAATATGGCCTGCTCATTTACCAGTATTGAAAGATTAAATACTGTCTAACAGAAAATTAAAATTTATTAATCCTGATGCTAAAAACGTCAGGATTTTTTTTTATCAGGTAGTGAGACTCAAATAAGACCAAGTGAGAATCCAATAATTTAATAAAGCTAAAGGTATAAATACACCTTTAAAAAATATAGTTATATCAATAAATTTATTTGATTTAGTGTCTGTTAGATACTACAATAAGGAAGTAATTAACCATCCATTATTACTATGAAAAATCCAAGAACATTAAAAGATTTTCAAAATGATCCTAGAGTTTCTAGTATTCATCAAGAATATAATGATACTTTAGATTATTGGATCTATTTAGAATGGCCTTACAATTGTGAAGCTATGGACTGTCCAAGTATCCATGAACATACATTAAAAGAATGTTCAGATGTTTTTAAGTCTGTTGTTTTAGATTATGAATATTGGATATTTGATTATTTTTTACCAGAGAAACCAAAACATCTTGATGCTAAGGGAAATTATCAATTAACACTAGATGATTTTAAAAAGGAATTAGAGTATAAGGAAAAAATGAGACATTATAAAAAATCAGTTTCTAAAGCTATTAATGAATGTTTGAATCATGCTAGATCTAAAAAAGATCAAAAATCTATAAATAGATTATTTGCACTTGGTCATGAATTATCAGCTAATGATAGATTCCAACCTGATAGAGAATGGATTGCAAAACATTCTTAAAACATTCACTTATTAAAATTCATTCAATTAATTATTATGGCTACTGCACAGACTTATAGAAGACAATTCAACAAAACATTCAAAATAGTTGATGAAGTCGCATCCGAATATTATGACCTATTAGGTCAGGAAAAAATCGGAGAGGATGACAATTTTATTTGCACTTATGCAGATTTAGAAAGATACGATTCAAGCGATTTTAAATGGTTAGAGCTTCAGGATAAAAAAATTGAAGAGAAAAAAGAATCAATAAAATTATTTGAAAAATATATTAGAAATTTAAAAAATGATATTTTGGATATTGAAAGAATGTCCAGAAATATGAAAGAAACAATAAAAAACGGAAATGGAATTGATAAAGATTATTGTAAATACTTACTGGAATGTGAAAAGGAAAGAGAAAAGTAATAAAAATTAGTTCAGGAACTAAAAAATTTAGCTAGATTCTTACTTGAGTCTAGCTTTTTTAATGTTTGATTTTTGAATGATTTTAAATCTATTAATGTGCTATTGCATAGGCAAGTTTTTAAAATTATAGGATTCTTAATTTGAGAATTGGCTATTGGTATTAAAGGGATCTCAAGCAAAATTATTAAAAAATCTGTCTTAAATCTGTCTAAAATCCTATTTTTTGAGACTGTTAGAATATTATTTTAGTATTGCTATCTAGTAGAAAAAATGTTAAAATTAATTGTAAGCAAAATTATTTTTTTTTATTATGGCTACCCAAACCACAGAAAAAACAAAAGCAGAATTATCTTTAAAATCTGCTTATCCAATTATTAAAGTTGTTAATAAGTGTGGATACTTCAGAGCGTATTACAAATTTAAAAATCATCAAAACATTACAACAAAAGTTTTCGAAGATCATGCTCATGATTATGAAAAGTCACCTTTTGAAAATGCAAAGTTTACAGCAGAAATTTGTGCAATGATGCACGTTTCTAGAACTTCAGAAATTATTGCTTCAGGATATGATGCAGATGATTATTTTTTCATAGTAGGTTAATTCTTTTTATTCTCTCTTTCCATACCATGCACGTCACTACCAAACTAAACCCCAACCGAATAAAAATCTATAGGTCACGTTCCCACAGATCAAACCGTTCCAGACTTAATACAACGGTTTTTATTATTTCGCTTGCTTCCATTCTGTGGGCCTGCTATCTCACAGACAAAGGATTTAAAAAATGCCTACAGGCAGGACAGCATACAGAAACTGAATGTGTGAAGCTTCACTACGGTTGAACTACTTCAGGAACTAATTTTTTTACAGCTCCCAAAACGGGAGCTTTTTTATTGGCTAAATTTTTCCATGCTATCCCATAGATTTTTCCACAAATTTTTCCACACACTACCCCATGGGGACACATTGCAAAAATTTTTTATAGCTGTATTAGACCCCTGAACCTGCTGATAAATCAAAGCATAAGCGATAAATGTACTACAATATAATAATACTACAATATTACTCTAGTGTCAACTGTTTTTCTTAGGTTCTACCGAAATTGATAGCTGTGGAGTGTTTAAATTGATGTTCTCTACACTCTCCCCTACTACTTTACCAAGCGAATCTAGTATTTGAGCAGCCGTTTGCAACTGACCCTTCCTTACTGCCTGTTCAAAAAGTCTCATTCTCATTCCCTGGAGTCGTGAGATCATCTTCTCTCTATCCTTCTCCCAATCCTCATCGTTCCATTCCTTAACTTTTCTCCAATCGCTCCATGCAGTTTCAACACCAATCTGTTCCCTGGATGCGTGTTCCAGTACCAGTTGTCTTGTAGTTTTACCTGTAAGTTGCCTTGAGTACAGCTTTTGCCTTCTAGCTTCTATCACTGCGTCAGGTTGTCTTTTCCCACATACTCTCCCATCTTTACGAGCTCGCTCAGATGTAAATTGACCATTTGAATTACGAAGAACAGAATCAGCCACGGACTAAATTTGTTGTTAATACTTGAATAATAACCCTAAATATAGTGTTTAGTCGACAAAAACACAGAAATCCGTCAATATTTAAGCTATTCTTTACTACATGAGTACAAAAACAGCCGAAAATCTCTCCCTTCGATGGGCACAGGGGGAGGTGTTCAACGCAAAAAACAGATTTAGAGTCCTCGTGGCTGGCAGAAGATTCGGAAAATCCTATTTATCCTGCATAGAACTACTCAAAGCAGCAATAGACCGCCCAGGCGAAACATATTTCTACTGTGCCCCAACCTATCGCATGGCAAAAGACATAGCCTGGAAAGAAATAAAGAAACTAATCCCACGAGAATGGATAGCCTCCAAAAACGAAACCGACCTCAAAATAGA